GGAAGAGGTAGAGCTTGGGCAAAAGTTAATGTTGATCAAAATAATCCTGTATGGACTAATATTAAAGAATGTTTATTACAAGAAATGAATTCAAGTGCAGATAATTCAGAAATGTTTTTGCGTGCTTCTAGCATGCTTGATTTATTTGAAAATTCTGGTATTGCGTGGATAAGATTTGCAGGTGTTAATAATAAATCAAAACATATTAGATTTCAACTTAGACTATGGGGTTCTAAACTTGAAGAGCATATTAAACTTTATGTTCATTCATGTGACTATTCTTTTATAGAAAATCTTGAGGGAGTGCCTCATAATTTAGGTCTTGAAAGTGGTAACTTTATTTTAGATGAAACAAATAAAAAAGAAAAGATAGATATTGCTATTAGTTCAGATGAATTAAATAATTTAGGAATTCAAACTTTAGAAGATATTTTAGGAGAAAATTTAAATAATGAAAACGAATAAGAGATGTACATCCTGTAAAGCTGGTATTATGTGTCAATGTAATAAATCAGAAAAAAAAGAAAAAGAAAACGTAGATCATCCTGATCATTATTTAAAATCTTCTGGGCATGAGGTAATCGATGTTATTGAAGCATGGGATTTAGACTTTAACTTAGGAAATGCTATTAAATATATTGCTCGTGCCGGTAAAAAAGATCCTAATAAAATAAAAGAAGACCTTACAAAAGCAGTATGGTATATTAATCATAAAATTTCATCATTAAATAAATAATCACGTTTTAAGCATATATAATTCACAATACGAAAGGAATTATGTATATATGCTTAAAATAAGAAAAATTATTTGGGATTTTTCAGGAACAGACTTTGAAGATTGTGACTATGAGGAATCTAGAAAGATAGCTGTACTTCCTAGATCTTTAAGAATTAAAGAAGAAGATTTAGATAGTGATGCTTGTGAAGAAGATATTATAGAATATCTTTCAGAGTGTTATGGATTTGAAGTTAAGTCTATTGTTTTTGAAGACGAATAAGGTGTGTAATTAAATTTTATTTGTCTTATAATAAATTAAAAAAGGATTTTATGAAAGACAAATTAAAAGAAAAGTTTAAAGATCAAAAACACAAATGGATATATTTTCATACTGATTCGTATGAATTTCAATTAATATTAGATAAATTAACTGAAGCTATAAAAAACAATATTATAAATAGTAAAAATGCTATATCTTTAACAAAAAGTTTTAAGCTTCACGAAAAAGCTTTTGTTAAATACATCAAGAATAAAGGCAGAAAAAACTTTACATGTATTTGTAATATTATTGATAAAGAAAACAATAAAGTTGAAATAGAATTAAAACCTGAATTTGTTTTAAATGCATATTTGTTATCTAATACACCTAAAGGTCTTAAACTCTATAAAAACAACGAAAAGTCAAAAGGTATTTGGAAAAAGCCTGATGATGGATTTATAGATCCAATATCTTATCCTGCTGTTGAAGAAGAATTGACTGAGCTTGGATATGCTATGTATAAAGACTGGTCAGAAGAAGTTGCTGCATCAGGTATGAGTAGTATTGATTATTATAGACATTTATGTGGAACGCTTAAATATTATAAAAGAGAAAAATAATGGCAACATGTAGAACTTGTAAAGAAATATTTCCAAACAAACGATATGAACTTGGGTATACAACATGTATTCATTGTGGTGACAAAGAAGCTTCAAAAGAAATAATAAGAAAGTCAAAATGTACAGCTCCGCTATTTAACAAAGGTGCTTATCAATATATTGGTAATATTAATGATGCTAAAAGTCTTGGAAGATAATTAAAATAAAAGAGTTTTATTATGCAAACTTGGAAAAATGGTAAAAAAGAAATTATAGAATATAAAAATATAATTAAAATTCTACAACAAGTTTCTAAGTATAAAGATCACAAAATAATAGTTGGAACTGATAGTGTTAAGTTAGGTTACAATTTTGTTTTTACTAGTGCAATCTGTGTATTAAATGATAACAACTTTTATGACAGAAGATATTTTTATTGTAGACAAAGTTTATTAGATGATTCTTATTTAGATCTTTCTAAAAGATTATTAAAAGAAACATCGGACTCAATAGACTTAGCTATGAAAATTAGAGAATGTATTACTTTAGCTAACATAGAAATACATGCTGATGTTAATTCAGACTTCTCGCATAAATCTTCAAAATATAATAATATGCTTAAAGGATATATTTCTGGATGCGGATTTAGTGTAAAAACTAAACCACAATCTTTTGTTGCATCTTCCATTGCTGATTTGCATACTCGCAAAAAATAATATGAAGTCTAATATAATACATTATTTAATTAAAGTTGAAGACGATAATATTGTTGAAGCATATGATACAAGAAAAATGTTTAAGTCTGTTGTTTTGATGCAATTAAAAGAAGGATATTATTTAGGATTTCTTGATAAGGAAATGTTAAAAGTTAACATAGAAAATCAGTTTAGTGAAATATTATACGAAAACAAAATATTATTAGTAAGACATAAAGACATAATAGAAATAATTTTATAATCGACCTACCTATAATATAGGAGGTGTATCATGTCAGCACTAATTATAACTGTTAATAAAGACAATTCAATATTTGATATTGGTAATAAAACAAAAATTTATATTTTTGATAATGTTGAAGAATATCACGATGAATTATGTGATATAATTGAGCAGAATAAAATGTCATATCAAGAATTAAAAGTTTTAGTAGAAAGTTGGGGAGGTAAAATTGACTTAATTGACTTATCATCATTAATAAAAAATTATAAAAAAATTTGCAATGAAGGGTTACCATTTTAAATTTGGTGTTTAAATTATGCATATCAAACAATTTAATGAAAGGAATTACAAATGATTACTACTTTTTTTGATACATATCCGAGCAAATATTATTCAACATCTTTTGATAATCTTCTCAATGATACTTTAAAGTTTGTTGATTATTGTACATCAGATGTTAAATATTCTAATTATAAATTATCTGAGTCTGATGGGAATTTGATATTTAAATGTTTAATGCCTGGTGTTGAACAAGACCAACTAGATATTAATATTAAAAATAGACAATTAGAAGTTAAAACATCTGATTTGTCTGACATTGAATTTAGCATGCCTTTTAATAACAAAATAAATTTTCAAAAAGATATTGATACAGAAAATTCATTTGCTAAACTAGACAAAGGTATTTTGACAATTACAATGCCTTTAAAAGGAGGACAAGAAACAACAAAAATTAAATTCAAATAAAATCTAATTTTAAAACGTTTTAAAAAACCAGCTTCTTGCTGGTTTTTTTATGTTTTCAAAAAGATATTAATTATCTTTTATTAAACATTTATATGACGAGTATAAAGATTTATCGTTATCTGTAATTTCTACTGTTTCTATATTATCTTCTAGATAACCTAAAAAACCTTGATTTTTCATATAAACTTCGCAATACTCTCCATAAAGTTTTACATTATGTTTATTTAATAAATCACGCAAATCATTTAAAAAACTATTAACTTTTTCTGTAGAACCAGTTAAAGAATTTGTATACTTATTTTCATTAAATCCGTTAGAAGACATTATTTCCTTTCCTTTAAAAATATTGAATTATACCTGGAATTGCAAATATAATTAAGTAAGCTATTGCTAAATAAATTGGTGCATTTTCGTTGTTTTTCATAATATTACCTTATCTAATTTATTGGGTAATTATAATATAACTTTTCATTTTTTATAATATTTTAACGCTAGATGAATTAATTTTAAAAATAATGTTATCTTTAAATACAGTATAGTATTTTAAAGTATCTGTATTTAAATAATTATATTCTTTTAAAACAATGCAAAATGTATTCTTATGAATTCCTTTTGAAATAATTCCTAGCTTATTTGTTAATGTTTCAGTGTTCATACGTTACGTTTCGTCAAAACCATTGTTTAATATGACATAATATTGTTTTCTGTTTCAATATTATTAATATTATGATATATTGTTAATAATAATTTAATTATTGAAACAGGCATTAAAATATAACTTTATTTTATATTATTATTTAGGTAGAAATACTCTAGCAGGAGCACCGCCATAATGATATGTCATCTGTTGCGCAATATGATCTGATGCTTCACGACCATCGCCTAATGAAACTGAAATGTGTCCACTTTGGCTAGAACCTTTTCCCCACACAACAATTGCACCTGATGGTAAACTTTGTAAATCTCTATTCCATACTTCATAAAAATGTGGCGATGAAGCAAATTGGTCTGCTGATTGATATGCATGTGATCCCCATAAAAATCTTCCTGTTACTCTTTCTACAGCATCAGCTACAGCATTATAACACCATCCATAAGTTCCTCTGCTACTTGCTTCCCAGTAAGCTTCATCAGCAATACGATTACCTTTAACAGAATTATAATTATTATCAATTTGAGGCTGTGGTTGTGCCCAAGAAGATTGTTGCTCTGTTTGCTGCACGTTTTTTTCTTCTTCAAAAGATGAATTATCTAATGAACACGAAGAATAAATATCACCTTCAACAACACATGCACAACCTTCACCATCACAATAATGTGTTAAATTTTGAACTCCAGACGATACTGCCCATTTGGACCAAATACAACCAGACGCACATGTGCTGCCAAGTAAACTTTTCTCTGTTGCGCCGTTTCCTCCTCTATGAGTATCAGCAGCATCAGAGCATCCAAACATTAACAATAAAGCAAAAATAATATTTTTCATTTCTTCTCCTTTTTAAATACATTATATAAGTATAATTTATTTTTTATAAACTATAAATGTTTTACCGTGTATACACTCTGTTTCGTCAATTTCTTATGACTTTTCACAGATACAAAAAAACCAGCTTTGAGCTGGTTTATCAATTATTCTATAAAACTAAAATATTTAAAATATTATTAATATCTTC